TAGCTGATCAAATTCGTTGTAAACAATATCAACCCTTGTGGTTGTTCCGTAGTAATCAGTCCCGACGTTCCAGGTACCCCGGAAGATCCCCACCGGGCTGGCTCCGTCCGCTCCCGCTGTTGCGGCCGCTGCCGTGGTCCAGTAAGCACCTTCGACAGGGGTGATACCACTGGCGGCAGTTGCGTTCCGGTAGATCCATGTCGAACCGCCATAAGTGACCATATCACCGTACTCGTAAACGGTAGTCGGAGAATATGCCCCGCGGTAAACGGTTATGCCGAAAGTCTCTCCGGATGCACGCTGAACAAGGGATCCGCGAATAGTAAGCGTATTTGCATGCGTCACGTTCCAGTCCATGCCTGCGTTATTATCGCCCAGGCGGAAGGTGCCGGCCGTAAGGTCCAGGTATGCAAGCTCATCAAGGCTCTGAATCCTTCCGGTTGTTATGGTCCGGCCGTTGATGTAAGTCATGCCGTAGGTCAGGTCAAAGTCCCTCACTCCGTTGTAAACGCTGTAGATAACCCCTACCAGGAAATGATAATACCCGTCATTGCCGTCGGCTGCAAGTTTCGAGGTTGTCAGTTCCCATTCAGCGGCCGATGACGCCTTATGACATTTTGCATAGAGATAATAAGCAGACGTCGGGTTCATGAAGCTTGCTCCTGTGTCATAGGCTGATCCTATTATCCAGTCGAAGCCGCTTTCATCCGGTATCTCGAAATGATGCAATTCTCCGGTTGAGCAGTACAGGCGGTTCGCGTCGCCCTGGTAGTTGCACTGAATAGTCACCCCGACAAGCCGGAAATTCTGACTCTTGGCGCCTACCGACAGGTACATGGTTTCAACCGATAGCGGCCTTATCCTTGTCCCGTCAAAATAGCCGTCAGAGTCAAAGATCAGGTCTTTCAACTGACGTTGCCTCATGGCATTACGGCGGGCCAGCTCATCAGAGGTGCGGTCCACTATCCTTGTCTCTGTCAGGTTTGTAAGGGTCTTCTGAATAACCCTTTCCTCTAAGGTGTAAGGCACCGAATCAGCAATGACAGCCTTTATCTTATAGACATTTGAAAGCGGGTATTGAATCTCAGCAATGCGGATCAGGGCGTTAACTCCCAGGTCCGTATCTGTGACCGTAACCCTGTCGCCGGCCTTCAGTACTATGGTGTTAGTCCTTGTGAATTTCGGATCGAGCTCAAGTTCATATACGACCATCGGAACGCTGTTCTCATCAAGGTAATCCTGAGTTGCGGCAAGCAAAGCAGCTTCGGCCGTGTCGATATATGACTGCGGCATGGATATGTTGACAAGGGTGTAAAGGTCATTGATAGCTGCCAGGTTAAGCGGGTTCGGTGTCGTGTAACCGTCCTCGTCGCTCTGAGCGTTGAAATATATGCGGTGGGTGGCGTGATCGTATTTCCAGATGACAAACTCCTGACCGGAGAGATCTCCCGACTTGAACACGATCATAGCCTCCATGCCTTCAATCAGGTAATCATTGATGTCAAAGTCAATGCTTGTGTCCTCGATGTATGAAGAGAAGTTGTCATAGTCGTTACCGTTGAAAGCCATGTTAACGGCCGTGATGGTCCCGGTCCGGTTTGGGTAAATGTCGTTATTGGTGTACTGCCCCTCAATGACTCCGTAGGTTGCCACGTTGTTTTCCAGGTACCTGACTGCAGGGGTGCCGGTTTCAAAGACAAGGCGTTTTGCCCGGTCGCGGTAGTCGTAAGGTATGTTAACGGTGGATCCGAAGCCGTAAACCCTTGTTACGATGTTCTGATCGCTCACCTGCTGGCGTTCCAGGCGGTAAAGCCCATTGTTCCGGCCGTACTGAAAAGAATACAGGGTGTTACTTCCCACCGAGGCAGTCAGAGAAATGGATTTTGTCGTTATCGAAAATTCCAGTGCAAAAGTCTCAGCAACCCGGATCAGAGCCACAGCACAAGACATATTGCTGAACACAATGGTCTTTTCCTCTGTCGTGTCAACGGTTCCGACGGTCCACCCGGTACCTGTTACGTTGAGATTAGCAACTATATTGGTGACGAAATCCGTAGCCGTTCCGGTATAGCCGTATTCAGCCAGGCCGTCACTTGAAATAAAAAGCTTTTTCTTCAGGTCATACCAGACGCTTTCAAAGTCCAGCCTGTAAAGGAATGTCGTACTGTTAACCTTTGTAAGCCCCGGCAGACGGTTGAGATAAAAATTTTCGCTGTTCAGAGTGACATAATCACCTATCTGGATATCAAGAACCGTATTGCTGTAAAATTCCGAAACTATATGATGCTCAGTCATAAGCTTCTGAGAAAAGACAGTACGCTCGTCAATGTTGATCGTTAACGACGGGGATCCGCTGCGATATATGGTTAATGTATTCACGTTATCGACGAGGCTAAGAGTTTCATATTCAGTTCAGCAATCACAAAAGCAGAGACAAGCACCTTTGTCACCTTGAATCCTTCCGCGGGAATACCCACGATGCTAACCTGGTTTCTGAGGTTAATGGTCCTCTCACCGGCCGAAGAAAAGAGGGCGTAGAGGTTTTTGATATTCGTCTTGAAAGCATCCAGATCATCAGCAATGAGTAATCCGGTGAAATCAATCTCATTTGCCTTGCGCTTGCTTACCTGGTAGCCTTCCTTTTCAATCTGGGTAAAAAACTGCTGCTTTGACTCCGGCAGACCGATCACCCCGTCGTATTCACTTGCATAGAGGCCGAATGATGCCATCGGTACGCCGTCAATGGTATAATTGCTTGTGCCACTTGCCGGGACCGATCCGCCGGTGAGATCCGGGACCGGTTCGCGAAACTCAATCTTCAGCGTTGAGAGCCCGTTGTAATGTTTCGGAGTAGCCGACTTTGGCAGCACGTTGAAATCTCCGTATGGCGTAGAGAAGACCGAAAGCCCGCTGGCAGCTGCAATATTCGAATAAAGCCCCTGCAGAGCGGTGTATATAGCGGATCGTCCTCCTGTTATATGACCTTCAAAAATGATGTCACGGCCACCGAAGAAAAGCTCATCCGCTTCGGTGTAAAGCTCATATCCGTCCTCATCACCCCAATCATGAAAGGTATCGCCAATGCGGGCCGGCATATCAAATGCCCCTTTGATCGCGATATTCGAACCGGTTATATGTCCGGGGATGATATCGTAATTATCAAAATTGACCGTGTTTAATAAGTAAGCCATATTATGCGACCTTGCATTGCCTTTTTAGTCTCCATGCTTCCCATCTCCGCCTATTTCCCTCACTTATTTTTCTCTTTTCTTCCTCTGTATGTTTACGGAGTTTACCCGATTCACTTCTTTTTCGTCTTGTTTCTTCGGAGCAGTTTTTATGAGATAAGCTCATCTTAATTTTTGCTTTCTCTGAATGTTTTTTACCGAACATTGGCGCTTTTTCTCCACAATTATGAACGCCATACATCGGGTTATTTTTCCCTGTTAGTTTGCCTTTCCGGGATTCACTCATTTTTCGTCTATCTTCATCAGACCTCTTTCGTCCGATAGCCTTTTTACTTATTTTTTCCCTTGCCTCATCCGAATGGCATTTGCCATAAAAATGATTTCTCTCACCTATTCCAGCTTTGGAAAGTTTTAATTTTGTTTCTGGACTTAATCTTCTTCCGATTGCTTTCTCTCTGATTTTCTGTTTCGTTTCGTCAGAGAGCTTTTTACCATATCTTGGATTATTCACGCCACTCAATTTCTCACTTAGCTTCTTTCTAGTCTCTTCAGAAGGGTGAACTCCTAGACTATTCTTATTCCCAATAAGTGACTTTCTTATTTTGACCTTTGTCTCTGTTGTTGGCTTGTAGTTTTTCCGTGACTCCTTAATTTTCTCAATCTGCTCCTTTGAATATTTGAACCCTAAAGTATTACCAGCGTTTTCACAGACATTAAAATAGGGCTTCCGGGGCTTTATATAAGCATTCTCTCTAATTGTTAAGAATTGAGGAAGGCACGGCTCAACAATGGAGAACACTAGATCATTTAGCCCATATTTATTGTAATGCCTTTGAAGCATTGTTGAATGATGTTTGTTGTTTTTGAGGTGATTTTTATGTGTCCCCCATCTGTTTTTAATGTCAATAGCACTACCTATATAAAACCGCTCTGGTTTTATAATAGATTGGATTTTATATATTCCTGATGTTTTCATGCAGTGAATTTACAAAATCTAATTTCCATTTGGTAGCATAATGATGCTTTTAGTCAACATAACATATTCTTTTATGAACCACCTAGTCCGGAATATACAGGCTTAGTATTGGAGTTTATCGCCTTCAATTCGACCACTGCGTTTTTCAATTCTTCTACCGTCTGATAAGTATTCCGGTCTATTTCTGATAAGTGCTCCGTACCTATTTTTAAATAGTCACGGCTCATTCTTATATCATCTTTTTGTGATCTTAAAAGCCCAGAAATTTGTCCGGCTGTCTCTTCAGTTATCTCCCTGCGGATAGCCCCGGACAGTCCTGCAGCGCTGCCCATCTGTCCCAGGTCGAGCCCTGCGGTAGCATCCTTCCATTTTGCCATGACTGAGTTGACAAGCTCATCAGTAGTCTTATTGATGTCC